AATAAAAGTTATGAAAAAACTAACAGAGGAACAAATCCTTGAGAACCTAGGTAAGTTCTATGGTTACATTACAAAGTACATTCCAACTGGAGACAGACAGGACAAGCTACTTGAATTCTATAAAGGCATTGAAGTTACTTTAGCTATTAGCCCAGCATCTACTAAGCTTAGTCACCACAACTGTTTTGCAGGTGGATACGTAGATCATGTTAATAGAGTTGTTGAAGCTTCTCTAGTACTAGATAAAGTATGGGAACGCTTTGGTCAGAAGAAAACTTATACTATTGAAGAATTAGTATTCTCTGCAATTAATCATGACCTTGGTAAGATGGGTACTAATGAAGAGCCTTTCTACCTTCCTAACGACTCTTCTTGGCATGTAGAAAAGCAAGGCGCTTATTTTAAGATAAACACTAACATGACTCATATGAGAGTTGCTGATAGAAGTTTGTACTACTTACAACAAGCAAACATACCGGTTACAGAGAACGAGTTTTTAGCAATCAAATTACACGACGGCCTTTACGAAGAGGCAAACAAACCTTATTACATAACATACAGCTCTGACGTTGAATTAAAATGTAACTTACCTTACATTCTTCACCAAGCCGATTTAATGGCAAGTAGAGTTGAAACACAAATTTAATTAAAATGACAGGAATAATATCAATAGTACTATGGTTTGGCACAATTTTTGGTGCAATAGTATACAATCTTTATAGAAAAAATAAAAGATTAGAAGAAATCGTACTTAATCAAAGCAGCTTCGTTAACGACACTTTAGCATTAACAGACGATTTCAACGGATTAGTAAACAAGATCGATATGACAATGTGGGTACAATCCGACCCAGAGTTATTACAACTTTTTGAAACCATAAAAGCAATCCAAGCTAGAGTTCAACAATTTACAGGAAGAAAATAAATCATGGCAGAAGAATTAATGGTTGAACCGGAACCGGATATGGGTCTTACCATAAAAGGTACACCTAGAATAAGAAAACCAAAAACAAAAAATGTTTACTTTACTTCTGAAACTGAAGAAGCGATCTTAAGATATAGAGCTGCGTCAAATCAAGCCATTGCGAATCAGATATACAATAAAGAGATTCACTACGCATTCTATAAATTAGCAGAAAACATTATTCATACTTTTAAATTTTACTACACAGAAGTAGATAATATAGAGGATCTTAAGTTTGAAGTTATATCGTTTCTTTTACAAAAATTGCACCTTTACGATCAATCAAAGGGCAAGGCGTATTCATATTTTGGCACTATTGCAAAGAGATACTTGATCATCTACAATCAAAAGAACTACAAAAAAATGGTTTCTAAGATACAAGTAGAAGAGATTGACAATGCTAATAGTACCCATGAAACCTTAATACTTGAGCCTGAGTCTTCTGATATTAATAGGGTCTCTGTAATAGATCAATTCATAAAGCATGTAGACGATAACTTAACTACGTTATTTGACAAAGAAGGCGAGATCAAGGTTGCTGATGCTATCTTAGAGGTATTTAAAAAGAGGGAAAACATAGACATATTCAATAAGAAAGCGCTATTCATATACATAAAAGAGATCACCGAGTGCCAATCAAATACTATTACAAAGGTGATCAAAAAGCTAAAGGTGGTATACAAGGAAGTACTTGACCACCATATTGAAAACGTAGACCAGTGATATTTATTTAAAAAATCCTATGGAACTAGAAAAGGAAATCTTCCCTGGAAAGACTTTGGCGCATTTGGTGGAAGAGGTATACAATAAACACAAGTCTCAGGACTCAACAATAAAATCAGAGATATTACGCTTGGCAGATATGATTGAAGGACCAGGCGATGCTATCGTTTTGGTGCCTATGATCAAGGGCTTATTAGATTCTAGCCTTAAGAACGACGAAGTTTTAATGAAAATACTTAGTGCTTTTCAAAAGTCTGCAGATGCCAAAGACAAATCGGTTGAAGATGGAGGCCTTTTGAGCGAGAAGGATATAGAGCAGTTAATGAGTGAGGTAACTTCAATAGGAAACGGAGCTAAACAATTACCAAAAGCATAATGAGTATATTCGGTAATAATTTTAAAGCCGATAAATCGGGTAAATTTGGCCAATACTTTATAATTGGTCGAGTTAAATCCATTGTGCAAGGACCTTTTACAAGATCCATACTAGCTTATACTGCTCCTGATGGTCTTCCTGCGGTTAGAGACGTATTAGAACCTAACCCTGATTTTACTAGTTGGAAAGATATTGGTAAAATAAGATACGAAATAATGTATTCTAATTTATCCGAATCAAAATTAAAACAAGTAACTGAACCTGCTTTCCCAATATTTAGCTTTATAAAACAATACCCTTTATTAGGTGAGATTGTTTTAATTATGAGCGGACCATCTCCTAATTTAAACGAGGATTTTAATGCTAAACAGCTTTTCTATTTTCCTCCTTACGCTTTATGGAACGGAGTCAATCACAATGCTTTTCCAAACATGGAAGAGTATGGTCAATACGTAAGCAAAGCAAGTTCAAAACCAGAGTTTCAAGGCAAATCTGATACGCTTACATTTAGATTGCCTTTGGGTAGAACTTTTATAGAGAACGAAAGAATAAAGAACCTAAGACCTTTCGAAGGAGATATTATATTAGAATCAAGGTTTGGTCAATCAATAAGATTTGGAAGTACTGTGAAAGGATTAAAAGCTTTAAACCCTTGGTCAGAGGCCGGAGTTACTGGCGATCCTATAACGATTATTAGAAATGGTCAAGGTCAACCTATAGACTCCGATCCATTTGCAGCAACCATAGAGGATATCAATTCTGACGATTCTTCCATATACTTGACCTCTTCTCAAAAAATAGTTTTAGAAGATCTAGTAAATTTTCCTTTTAATTCTTACGGAAAAAGTTTAGCAAAACAATCACAAACAATACTAGAAATAGAACAAGCTCCTACTTCTAATGATGTTTTATCGGCTCAAGAACAAGACTCAACAGCAATAAGCAATACATAATGTACGTTCCAGAATTTCCATATAAAGGCAAGCAAATAATTGTAAGTAGCGGTAGAGTTATTGTACACGCTAAAAACGATAGTGTATTTTTATTCGGAAAGAAAAATGTGGGTATCTCTTCCGGCGGTGAAGTACATATAGACGCCAGAGCTGAGGTTTTTATAAACGCTCCTAAAATTAGTTTGGGAAATAAAATAGACCCTCAAAACATGCTTGGATTAGAACCAGTTTTATTGGGTTACAAAACAAATCAAATACTAATTAGATTAAGCGAAGCGTTAGAAGAGCTTGGGCAATCTTTGGGCACTATATCAGAGTCAGACGTTCCTGGCTCTATGTTTAGATTGGCTACAGCTGGTCCTTTACTTTTAAAAGCTGCAGAAGCGGTAAACAATCAAGTTACAGGAGGAGGAGTCGATCCAAAATTAGCATTTAATCTTTCAAAAGTAGTATATACAAAATAATGGGAGACAATTTAGTACCTAAAGCACCGCAATCACTTCCACCCAAGACGGCTCCAGATGTCCGACCTAAAACTGCTATTGAAAAACTTTCAGCAGAAGATCAAGCCGCAATAAAAAAATTAAGTTCTAATACAAATATACTTAATGCGGATAAAAATACCGCAGAAGGAATTGAAAAGGCAATTATAGTAGCGGGTCAGACTATAAACCAAATACGAGGAAAGATGGACGATCTTTTCTACGGCAAATTTGAAATAGCTGTAGCAGAAGAATCAGACGCGGTTAATCCAATGACAGGCTTTAAAGAGACTTTGGACAAGGGGATATTCTATGTAATGGATAAATTACTAGAAGTTGACATGTGTAATATTTTAGATTATGCATTGAATCAAATACCAGGCGGCAAAAAGTTTGACCCTAAAGTAAGTCCAGACACTATAAACGATCCTTTAGCTAGAAAAAAATACGAAATACAACTCAAAGCCTATCAAGTACAAGTATTAATAGACGACTTCTACTCTTTATATGGAGATAATACCACTTCTAAAAAGAAAAACGCTTTAGTTGGATTAATAAAAAAAGTAAGAACAATACTAGAAGAGGTTTTAGGAATTCCACCAGAACAAGTCCTTAGTCCTGAACAACAAATAGAGCAAGAGTCTTCCGGACTTACTGATGCCTTAACAACTGATCAAAGGGTGCAAGACATTAAAGAATTACTAGGTACGGATGGATTGAGAGACGCTGAACTAGTTGCTGCGTTTCCTGAATTACAATTGTTTTCTAATTATATGGAAGACGTATATAGAGTGTTTAATAAATACTCAGACGTTAGAAACTTTCCAAGTCAAGATGTGCAAAAGGCACTAAAGAAGATAGACGATATTAGAACTATAGCAATATCAATACAAAATTTATCTTCAGTTAGCGGAGCAATTAATTTAGCAGACAGATTTTTGGACGGTAAAATTTCTAAGTTCATTAAAATGATCTCTAAAATAATAGATACAAAAAGAATTATTCCTTTCTTAAAAACTATTATAGATGTATGTAAAGTAATTATAAGAATTGCAAATCAAATACTAAGAGTCATTTCTTTCTTTAGCAAAATTATAACTCTATTCTTATTGTTAGTAAAGATCTTTTGGATTTTAAGAAAGTTTTTTATGGGAATTCCTATTCCTAATTTAGTTACCACTGTCGGTGTAACTACTACAGTATCCGATACACTACAAGAGATCATTAAAGAGAAAGGATTTTTAACGTTCTTGAAAAGATTAAAGCAAATAAATCAACTTTTACAAATTATTATTAAATTCTTAAGCAGTTTAGTAACAAAACTATTTGCTTTAGTAGAAAAAATTACTGCTTTAATATTCAATATAGAATCATGTTTTACTGATCCTAACGAATTGCTAGACGATCCATCAACACTACAATCTGAATTAGATCAATACGGTTTAGATCAATTAGCAAGCGGAGGCACAAATATAAATCCGAATAACAGATCTGGAGGAGGAACCGCTGGTGGCGGAGGAACGGGTAGAGGTATCGGAGTCGGTGGAATTGGTGGAGTTGGTGGAGTTGGTGGAGTTGGTGGAGTTGGTGGAGTTGGTGGAGGAGGATTAGGAGGAACAGGCGTAGGTGGAGGAATAGGCCTAGGCGGAGGAATAGCTACAGGTGGTATAGGTGGTAATGCAAGTGGACTTAATAATTCTAGAGGCCTAGGAAACGAAGCTTCAAATACTAATATATCAGGCCGAGTATTAGACCCTAATTCTTCAGGAAATGGATTTGGAGTAATTGGTATAACTCCAAACATAAACGAATTAAACGCTAGAAGAGTAGGCACATATATAGACCCAGCTTTACTTCAAGAATTCAAAGACGTAAGAGATCTTTTAAGAGATAGAGCTCAAAGACTTTTAGAATTTTTAAATAATTACTTCGACAAAAAAAATGCTAAGAATAATACATTCGGGCCTTATACAATAGAAATATTAACAGAAGTATCAGTAGATACAGAAATACGATTAAGAAGAAGGTACGGAATAGCTATAGATGCGAATGCAATCATTGTTGTACAATCAGACGCCACATATGCTTCTGACGATAAAATAATTATTGCAGAGGTTAAAGCAAAGTTATTATCACTAGGGCTTGTTAATACCAATGCTCTTGGATACGCACAAAAGTCTAATTTAATACTTAATGGATTAGGCGGTACTAATGCAAATGGAGTAACAGGGAATTCTGGAATTGGAGTCGCAGGAAGTTCTGGACTCGATGGTATGATTCTTACTGGACTTGGAGACTTAGCCGCTTCCAAACAAGGTCAAAATATAAATCAAAATGGTGGAACTTCACAAACTTTAGGTTTAAATGGAGTAGCTTCTAGTAATCAAACTGCTGGATTTGGTCTGAATGGAATGGCTTTTGGAATGTCTTCTGGAAATTTTAATAATCAATCTTCTGCTGCAAACAGAACAAACGTAAATGGATCTCCATCAAGTATACCAATTTCTAATGGAAGTAGTGATGGATTTGGCGTAGGATTGGATGCTATGATAACAAATGTTGATGGAGACGATTACGGAAAGAGTTTCGATTCTTTCTTATCCGAAGACGCAAAAAGAAAGCAATCTAATTTAGAAGGCCAAAAAGCTCAATCTGGAGGAAATCAACCAAATTTAGGATTCTCAGGTTTTTCTGCTAGCGATGTTGCTGTAATGGAGGAGTCTATGAATTTCTTAACAGAAGACGACATTAATATAGACGATATAGAGTTTATGGATTTTGAAACCGGTGACGATGATCCTGATAGCGAGGACGACGATCCACCAAGCGGCTTAGGTCTTAATGGATTTATCAATAGCATTAAAGGCGGTAAGAAATTAAGAAAAAGAATGAGAAAGATGATGGCGAAATCCTCATCAGATCTTGCAAATAACTTAAAACAAGCCGATCCTTCAGGAAAGTACGGAGGAAAACTAGCTGCAAAACAAGCCAATAAAGAGGAAATAGCAGAAAAGAAAAACAAAATAAGCGATCTAAAAGAGCAAATCTCTACTTGGAAAAAAGAAAGGGCCGCAGCATTACTTTTAGGTCCTATAGCTATTGCTTTGGCAAAAAAGACTTTAGATCCTAAGATAAAAAAGGCAGAAGAAGAAATAAAAACACTTGAAGCAGAAATAAAACAATTAGAGGGAGGTCAACCCGTAAACAACTCCAATCAAGCAGCTCAAACTTCTACAGCTGCCACTGGAGGCGGAGCTGCAAGTTCTAATGGAACACCTGTAACTTATGCAGGCAGTGGAGGATCTTACTCTGGAGGAAGTTCTAATTCAAGTCAAAATTATAAGTAAAAAGGAATATTATAAAACCAATATTTATAGAATATGGCAAAAACAAATCAAGTAGACTTACTTAGAAGGCTAATAAGGGAAGAGGTTGCAAAAGCGATTCGCCAAGAAATGCCTACCATTTTAAAGGAGAGTCAGTCCTCGAGCGCTCCTAAAGAGGTTATAAAAGAATCTAAGAGACCAAAAACGGCTATACCAGGCACACTAAACACACAACCAGTGCGCCCTACACCCAACTTCGCAGGCAATCCTTTGGCAAATATGTTAAACGAGACTGCGATGGCAATGAGTGATATGGACGATATGTCTTTTAACACTTCGGACATTGGTCCTGATTCGATAGGCATAGATCCAACCAGTTTCTTTCAACCAAAGCAAGTGGCCGTAGGAGACGTTAACGGTATGTTGGCCACAGCAAGACCTAGCTCGGATATAAGCATGGTACAAATAAATGAAGTTCCAGACTTTTCTGATTTAATGAGTAAATTAAAAGCTAAAGGCGCGATCTAATGGCATACAACGCTAGAAAAATATCGCCCCTTGATTTACGCCCATCCACAGGCATAGGAGTTAAAATACCTTTTTCTGCGTTGAACGTTTTCGATACTGTCTATAGTACAAAGGATCAAACAAAATATAACTTGATTAACTTCTTGTTAACTGATCCTAGAGAAAGACCTTTTAGTCCTAATTTTGGAGCTGGATTAAGATCATT